AACCGATTTTATCATTTCCTTTACAAGCTCCTTTATCATCGCGTCCGACTGTGTGGCAAACATGGTCTGTGCAAGACCTTCATAACCGCATTGTATTTTCGGATATCTGATAGGGTCTTTCACGTGTCTTTTCACTCCAATAAGACGCGATACCAAAGGGGTTCTTATACCATCAACTTTCTTTTCCGACATTCTTCTTTATCTTATAACCATCATAAAGGTCTTCGTTAAAAATAGACATATCTGGTTTCGGGAAGTAAGGATTATATGGAGCGCTTCTATGAAACTCTCTACCTTCTGGACCTAAAGCTGCAACTTCTTCCATCGTCCAACCTTCGCCCATTCCACGTTCTTCAATCTCAAACCATTCGTCAGCCGTCATATCAATTCCGTACTTTTTCTTTGCCATAATTTTACTCCTTTCTTTAAGTTTCTATGCAAATATACAAAACTGTTCAGAATTGAACAAATTTATAAGTCTATTTTTTTAAGAAACCTATCAAGTTCTTTTTGATTTAACACTTTGTTATCATAAATCACTCCATTATCGGAATTTCCGTCATACAATTTAACGGACTTGAATTTATCTTTCAACGGAGTTTCGATAACTTTCTTGAAAGATTCGGACGCTCCTTTATGTCCTTTTTTCGCCACTTCTGTAGGAACATACCGTTTCGTTCTCTCAAAACGTTTCTGTATTCTATCCAAAACCGTACTGAAATCGGTTGCCACGCCTACCAAATGGACATCGTAACCTTGTGCCTTCAATTCATCAACCAATTTTTCAAGTTTTGCCGGGTTTCCAAATACAGCATCTTTTACAAAAGAAGATTTAGATTTTATATATTCCTTGTCTATCGCTTTACCTATATCCGATACTTCCTCATGCACATAGGATGAAGCTTTCTTTGGGTCTATTCCCTTCACCCTTTCATAATCCGGTATCATGTCACGCATATCGTCCACATCAATAACTGGAAGTTTATCAATAGAAGGGTCTTTCTCCTTCATCTTCTTAAGATAATACCCTTTGCCCGAACCACCACCGCCAAGCATTAAGTAAGCACGCGGTTTTGTCTCAAATAGCATTTTCTTCCGATATTCAGACTTCACTTTGTTATGTACTTTAATCTGTCTGTCTCGTTTCCACGCACTACCTTCCTTATAAAGGTCTTCTGTTGTCTTGGTTAAATCGGCTTTCTCTTCCTCCGTAGCCTTTCTTTTCTTGTATGGCAGCCCAACAATGCCAAGCTTCCGGTTTACCGCGTTGTTCACATATACGCCTTGTTGTGCCTTCGCAATCTCCAGAAGCCCGTCATACATTTCTGGTCTTCCCAAACTCTTTTCCAAAAGAGCCTTGTTTATATATCTTTCTAACTTTAAATCATCGAAACTTTCCATAATTCCTTATTTGTAAAGATTTTTTAAATAATAGTCAACTGCTGGTTTCATTATAGGATTATCGTTAAACGATTTGTATTGTGCGAACGGGTCTTCCTCGTCTTCCGGTACACCTTCCGGCTGCTGTCCAGGCTGTGAAGCTCCGAACATTTTATTCTGTTCTTCTGCCTGTTTCATCCCCTGGTACACCTGGTTAAGAATGATGTCCTTTTCCGGGTCAAAATCCCTTCCGTTATACTTCTTGAATATATCCTGCATGGCAACCATGCCGCTACTCAGTTTTTCAGAATCCAGTTTTACCTGTGCTTCTTCGTCTTCCACCTCTATTCCGGTAAATGCAAACTCGTAGTTTTCGTCCAACTCGCTCACAATGTACTTTGTAATGACACCCTGCAAGAATATCAATAGAGGCTTCAATCCTTTTTCCCGGCTGTGCTTCAATCTTTCGCGCTGTCCGTCCTGTCCGAATATCTGCTGACTTTCCTTGAAATTAAATCCAAGTTCGGATGGGTCTATACGGTATACGGAACATGTCATTATGATAAGGAATTTTATCCACTCGTTGAATTCCATATCACGATTGCTAAGTTTCTGTAAATCAACCCATTCCAAATCTATACCGTTTATAACGGGTGTGCGGTGACTGTTGCTAACCCCCGCCATCGTTTGCGTCCATGCCTGCCTAAACTCCTGCAATGTACTGTTTGATATATTAGGGTTCTTTATGTTAATAAACCCTTTAGGCTGTGAACCCTGGCAGTTATGGACTGCCGTATAATTGGCAAGAAATATATGCTTGTCATTGAATACCTCTATATCATAAAGTTGTTCCTTCTCCTTTACAAGTCTGGAATTGTCCATTACCTTATAGAAATGATAATTCAATATTTCCGGCACGCTACATCCCGCCTCTGTCAGAACCCTTATAAGCTTACCTCTGCTTATCCTTCCACCTTTTTTCACATGATGCTTCGAGAAAGATATGTCACCTCCCCTGTTGTTTTCCAGTATATCCAAAGCCAAAGAATTAGGTACCAAATCCCATTTGCCCTTTGTCCTTTCTCCTCTTGATATACCTTCATTTTTATAGTCTTGCAAATAACCTATTTTATCAACAAAAGACATTACATCTTGAATAACAAGTGTTACTGGGTCATTATATCTGCTTTTACTTCTATTGCACTCTCTCGCAGCAACCCCAACGCTTAATAATAATTGTAATATATCTTGCCTCAAATCATTATTCACACAACATATAGTAGGAGTTTTATATCCCATTATATTTGCAGAAGTATGTCCGTCTGCCGAAAACAATCCTCTCAAAAACGCGCATCTCAACTCTTCCGGCAAGTTAAATACGGAAACGGGTATCTTCTTATCTCTTGTATATCCGAATCCTATGCTTATAAGCCAGTCGATAAAGCATGTGTCATATATGAATATATACGGATATCCATATTCCCCGTCACTTCTTTGTGTGGAAGGATTGCCTTTCTTTATACGATAATTTATTCCGTATTTATCCAACACTTTAGAGAAATCACCAAAAAGTTTTTTATCTTTTGTATGGTGTGGGAAAATTTCAAGTATATGTTCCAACCAGGTACCATCCCCTAAAGCAAAACCAATCATTTCCCAAAAATACTTATCTTTCACCATCTCCAAAGAAGGGGTAAAAGTTTTTTCTTTTTTAAGAACAGCTTCCTTTGTTGGGTTAGTAAATTCTCTAAAATATTCTCTTCCTATGAAATAATCTTCCTCATGAAAATCTCCATAAGTATTTATATCTACTAAACAATAATCATCCGTAGTCAAATCCTTTTGTTCTTTCCATTTAGGAGATTTATCTTTATCCGTTATAGTCAAGAATCTGTGTTCGCGGCTTGTTCTTATCTTTAAGCCGTTATACAGTCTTGTTTCGTACAAATCATCTATTCTTGTCTTATATGCGGATGCCTTACAGTATTCCACACCGTCAAAAACTTCAAATTCTGTACCTACCAAATCCTTTATTCTTCTTAAACCCTTATTCGTCGTAACGAGTGTTTCCGGTGAAACGCAAAAGAAATTCGCATTATAAGAAAAGCCCCATAATATCCAGGTTATGATATTCACCAACGTTTCCAATTCCGATACTCCATACCCGTTTCTTCTTACATCAGATGTCTTGTTTCTGATACCGAATCCAAGCTCCCATGGGTAATACAATATCGGTTCCTTCGTTATAGGGTTATGAAGAATCATTTCATCCCACACCATGCAGTAACGCGGCAAATGCCCCTTGAATCTGTACTGCTCGAAACCTTCCCTTTGTCTGGGGTCTACGCTGTCAAGAAAACGTATCAGAGAAGCATCCACAGCGCGGAACTTCTGCAATTCCCACATTCTGTTGCGGACCATTTCAAAGGCCAACTGGTCTAATGTAAGACTATCCGACATTATTTTACTTACAAATTCCTGCAAACTGTCCACATTGTCCCATTTGTCCGTCCATCCTCCCTTTTCCAGGAAATCAACTATCTTTGAAATCTTTTTCTTGTCCTCGTTTGTCAATTTCTCATCCCCGGTAGAAAAAAGGCTCTTCTTCTTTCTGATTGTGAAACCCTCCTTCTGCTCGTCTTCCGAAAAGTCCATAAAGTTCATTATCTGCTCCACGCGTGTAGACACGATACTTTTCACTATATGAATGTCCCCCATCCGGCGCAATACGGAAAAGGACAGAACCCCTTTAGAATCCTTGAATCCTCTTCCGTTACCAGATATGTCGTTAGGGTCAAAGAAAACAGACTGAATTTTTGTAGGCTGTCTATTGATTTCTCCCAGATACAAATTAGCCTTCATTATCTCCCCTGCATCGTTTGAGTTTAACGCAGCCTGCAATTTGCTTTGGAATGCCATAGGTGCAGCCTTTTGCAGCATGTCTATCTCTTCAATGGACAAACTCGAAAGACTTGCAACCAAATCCGGCTTTTCCGCTTTTTGTATTATCTTTCCTTTTCTCTTTCCCATTGTAAACAATTTTTATTCTCCAGCCAATTGTGTAAGGTTTACCGTCGCTTTCTTTCCTCCTTCTACTGCCGTAACAACTGCCGTTCCGGTACGCTGTGCGCCAGTATTTGCATCCGCCACTACAGAATATTCAGTAGAACCCTTGGTAAATCCCGTACCACTCACTACAGTAGTGTAGTCAACCGTCATAGGTGAACCGTCATTCTTCCCATTCACTTTCTTCTGCTTCTTGCTTGAAACACCGAATATCTTTGTTTCTCCTGCTGCTGCAAATGAAAGTGTTGTCGGGTCTGTAGTCAATGTATATTCATAGGTAACTGTCGCTGCAAGCTGTGTTAACGTAACCTTTACCGTCTTGTTACTTCCAGTCTGTGTAATGGTAATAGAACCGTTATTAGCTGTTTCTGCCTTGTTCTCTGCTGCCACTATGCTATAATTCTCTCCATTGGTGGTTTCTGATGAAGTCTCGCTAAATCCGGTTCCGGTAATTTGTGCAGTCGTATCTACCTTCTCGACATCACCAGACGGTTTACCGTTAACTTTTTTCTGTCTTGTTGAAACAACTTGTAAACTCTTCGTTTCTCCAAGCGCTACAAACTGTATGGTCTGTGAGTTGGCTGTAAGTGCATAGTCATACGTCACCGTAGCCGCATTCTGTGTCAAGTTCATCTGTACGGTCTTTCCGCCTTCCTGTGAAATGGTTGCCTTTCCTGTTCTCTGTGAGGTCCCGGTATTCTCCTCGGCTTTCAGATTGTAGTTGTTTCCGCTCACTTCATAGCTGAATCCCTCACCTGCAAGCTCTATGTCCGTAGGATAGCTTTCTGCCTGCTGTTTTACCCCGTTCAGAACTTTTGTTCTTGTAGAAGTCACGGTAACCAGCTTTTCACCTCCTGCACCGTCGAACGTTACCGCTGTCGGGTCTACTGTAAGCGCATATTCGTAGGTTACAGTAGATGCAGCCTGGTTGCATGTAATCTGCAATGTCTTTCCGCTTTCATTCTGTTTAACCGTCACTACCGCTTTTCTTGTCGTGTTGTTGGGGTTCTCGTCAACCGTTACTTGTCCTCCACCGTCAACCTTGAATCCTGCCCCAGATATTGAGAATTCCACTGGTACGCCTTCCGGATGTCCTACTGGTTGTCCATTCTTGAAAGTCTGCTTTGAAGACGTCACTACGCACATATCATCACCTCCCTTTGCAGGGAAATTGAGTGTAGGTTCTTTAGTCTCCAATACGTATTCCACAACTTCCTGCACGTCCGACAATACCGCGCCTTCTTCTCCGAATCCTTCCGGATATGAGATAAGCTTAACAAGCGCCTTAAACGCCCATTCCTTGAACTGTCCGATATTATAGGTGTGTCCGGGTTCAATCACGATACCCAGCCCCTTATAATATTCCACGTCACCATAGAGGCTTTCTGTAACGAAAACCTTCATCTGACCGTCGATTCCGTCGGTTACGACGGTCATTTGGTGAACATTGTCCTCTGTTGTAAACAATAACCGTAACATATCCTTATGCGTTTTGTGCCACAAGTTCTTCACGCCACGTATTATTGTCGGTCATTACAACTACATTCAAATCCTCCTTTGCATCCAGACCAAGGTCAGTCAACGTGAACGCCATAGGTTTACCGGACATAACTTTTGTAGAGAGGGTTTTGCGGTCTCCTCTGATTACACCGAATCTTTCTGCGCTCTCATTCAGATTCACGCTATTAGGGAAATAAATGTCGACATCCTTCTTTGCCGGAACACTTGTTTTAATGGTGATTACACACGCATCTGCATCGTTCCATTCTGCCGTTACCGCAACGATTTCATTCAATCCCTGGGGGTCGATAATTAATTCCAAACCCTTTTCTTCTGCAAATGCTACAAGTTCCTCGTGCATCACGGCTTCACCTACATTCCATTTGAAACCAAGCTTCAAAAGCTCTGAACCGCCTTCCGGGTCCGTCACGTTTCCTTTAGGGGTAATTCCGCGCGGTGATTCGGTAATGAATACTTTCTTCTGGTCGCAACTTCCGTCCGTTACCAATGTCACATCAATATTCTTGTCTTCGTCCAAAAATCTGTATAGTCTCATAATCTTTTCTTTTTTAATGGTTTTTATTTACATTCAAATACAATTTCCTGTTCCACGGAACCGTCAGCACCCAGTACGTAAACCTGGTAAATGCCTTTCAAGTCCACTTTCTGTACACCCAAATCCTTCTGACACTCGAAACCCAGATATTCGTTCTTCTCCTTCATTGTCAGAATCTTCTTGTCAACAGATACGATGCCGATAGTTTCTGGAATGTTGGTGAACTCGCAGAACTTGTTGTTATGCTTAATACAAATCTGAGTACCTTCCGATACCTTCGCCTTGAAGTTCATCCATAACCAAGGAAGACCGCCTGCATATTCAGCCTGCCACGGATATTCCGTCAGATAGGATTCGGGAAGAATACTGTTATAGTCCTCCTCACTGTTGATAATTCCACTATTAGGGTCCATCTTAATAGGCAATGAATAGGAAGGAATTGCCTCTATCTCCTGTTGCAAAGCCTCGAAATTGCCTTGCAATCCCTGTGCAACCTGTGCCCCGGTATCACCGTCCTGTATTTGATAAAAAGCTGCTTTTTTCATAATCTCTAAAATTTAAACTTTAAATCGTTATACCATACGAAATTATCATGCCAAATATTGTCTGTAGAGAAAATGAGCTGTCCCATTCTCCAAACTCCGTCTTTCATCCATTTGCCGAAGTTGTCCCAAACCCCTTTGGTAAGTACCCATACTGCCGGAATACTGAACTTCCCTCCGGAAATCCAATAATTGCGCATGTTCCATCTATCGTTGTCCAGTACCCATACCTTCTTCACCTTTGGCGGCATTGTTTGTGAAGTACCGCCCGAACCTCCTCCAAGGTATGTGCCCGGGTTTTCTTCCGTTCCGACCCTTGAATAGGTTCCGGGCAAATAATCGCCTTGTGCCATAGTCATTCTCCTTTCATTTCCTTTATCGTCTCCGGTTTCTTGTCTCCGAATTCGTCGAAATCAGACAGATATTTTCTTATTCTCTGAGGTACCAAAGTAGGGCTTACCTTTGCCGCGTTCTCCACGATTGAGATTGATTCTCGTATTATAAGCGCGTTACACACCACGGCACGGAACCATGTGTATATCTCCACATTGCCGCCTTCCACCGTAAAGTTCCCCATCACATGCGAAACAATCAGAATAGCGGAATAAATGAAAAGCTTTGTGATAATCATTGAAAAGCCCTTGCTTGAAAAGTCCTTGTTCTTGATATGATATACCCAGCTTACAAGTGTGTCTATCACTATAAGAATCATTAGGTATTTCAAGAACTCCCAGTCCCGAAACACATATTTCTCAATGAAGGATGCCGTGTTGGAAAAAGAGATAGGTATGCTCAACAACACGGGAAAATATAAACTCATTACGTATTCCCTTATTTTATGTAGTTTTCCCATAATCATATGCGACGGAATTTTAGGAAATTGTATATGCAATGTGTACAAGTTTACTTGGTGAGGCTTCCGGATATTTCTTTTTCAGATAGTCATAGCGTTCTCTGATAACGTTCTCTGCCTCTTTAGGGTTGTGCCCCGACTTTGCGGCCGCAGCCACGAGTTTTTCAACTGTAGGGAAACCGCCTTTCTTTTCTTTCGGCTTCTCCTCCTTCGCGGTCTCCTTTGTCTTGATTCCCTGGCGTCGTACCCAGCCGTTCGCGGTCTTCACATATTCCTTCCCTCCCCAGCTTTTGACAGTTCCGATTGGTTCGCCCTTCCGTGCCTTCTCTATATTGTCAGATACGCACATTCCGGCTATGCCCTTGAAAATGTTTAGAGGGGTTTCCTTGTATCGCAACATGTCCCGGTTCTCGGACATTGATTTGAAAATTCCTTCCTTTCCCGGTATCACTTCCACTTGTGAGGGTCTTATGAACATAGGTTCTTCCTCGTAAATGTCATTCAGCACTTTAACCGTTTCAAGTGATTTCCAGTCCGCAGCCGCACATGCTTTCTCGAACTCGTCCATCTCGTTGTTTTCTGACTTGTTCAAAACATCAGTAGCAAAAGCCGCTACCTGCTTTGCGGTGAACGCTTCGTAGTCGTTGTCAATGAGAAATTGTTCAAATTGTGCACGTCCGAACACTTTCTCTTCTTTTCTATTATTATCCATGAATAATGCCTTTTTAAGTTATAACGAAATTGCAATTACAACGGTAAAAATAGGCATTATCATCCAAATAACCAAGCTTTTAACTTGAATATTTCCCCAGTCCTGGGTATTTATACTTCGCCCTTATAGGATTGTCCTTTACATACTTCCTTCTTCTGTTGGCAATCCGTTTCCTGTCCCTTTCGGCTTTCGCCAAAGCCTTTTCTATCTGTTCGCGTCGCTTCTCGTCACGCGCTATGCGTTCCCTTATCATCTGTTCCGCGTACAGTTCTACGTCTTCGCTTTCATAGTCATTGTATATGTATTCACTTACCGTTTCCATACTCTATATGCTTCAAATTCATTAGGGTTGTAATTTTCATATTCGGGTGCCTCGTGACAGCGATATTTCGCCACCAAATCAATTCTGCTGTTTTCTTCAACCTCCCTTTGTATTTCAGACTTATAAAAACGTTCCTTTTCTTCTTCTATTTCCTTTTCCTTCTCGAAATTGTCCTCCCAGTATTCCAAGTTCTTTTTTAGGGTGTAATAAAAACTCAACCTCTTTTTGCACGGCAATTCCTTTTCTCCACACGTTACAGTAGCACTTCTTTTTGCTATTCTATTGAACTCCTTGTCTTCCCACAAATAACCCTTTTCTTTTCTGAACCAAACTCTTTTGAGATAATAAACAGAATCCTTTACCCTTGAAACACCTTCCTTAATCTTCTCGAATCTTCTTGCAAACATATTCTTCCATTCTTCCCTGTCCGGCAATGATATTGTATAGTTATTCAAATTAGGGTTGTATCTCATTGATTTAGTCGCCTTTTCCGGCTTCATGTATACTCTTTCTCCAAAAATCTCTTTCAATGCCTTTATAAACTTTCTCACTGTGTCTACACTGCATTTCATACGGCTTGCAATACGTTTAGGGCTTTCATAGAACGATACTTCGCAATTGTTCCATTTTATAGCCTCTAATGCGTGCTTATGCGCCATCTTTACAGCCTTTTCATAAACCTTGTCATAATCCGATTCCTTCCAGTCCTCGTTATTGTACAGCCATTCAACTATCTTTAAAATCTCGTCTTTCTTTGATTCCTCGTCATTCCATACGTCCAAATTATACTCTGCAATCTCTTTACAATACTTGTAATATCTTATCTTCTTTGAAATGTAATTCAATATCCTTGTAAAAATAGGAGACCATTTTACCCCTTTCTCCTTAATCACATAACGCAAATAATCCGGTAAATACATCTCTTCCGTTACATCCTTGAAATCCTTGTTTATGATTGTACATACATCCTTTTCGGGGAATTTAATGTAGTCATTCAGTCTTAAAAACTTGATATAATCCTTCGCTTTTCTGTAGGAAATACCCACTTCTTCCGCAATCTTCAATGACAGTTCTTGTGTAGTAAAACTTCTTTTCCAAAACGTCTTATACTGATACTTCTTCTGATTTCTCTTGCAATACTTGTTGTTTATCAATCTAATAGCGCACAATACGCAGCAATACTCATAATCCTGGATAGTCTGTATATTCTTAAAATCCTTAATAGGAGATTTAATCTTTTCTGGAATGTCCTGGCGTGATGCCGATTTTTCTGTATCTTTTTTCATTTTCTATAGATTACGCTTCTTTTACAAAATTTCCATTTTTACAAATATCTTGCTCAAGGATATTAACGCCTACAAACACCTGCTTACAAAACAAAAAGAAAAGGGGAAATTTTTAAAAGCGGTATTTGTAAAAGCGTAATCTACAGATAACCCCTTTTCTTTTGCGGTTCCCAGCTCTTTTCAGAACTGAGCCGCCATTTGTTTAAGCACTGCAAACATAGGGATTATTTTTCAATCCACAAAATTTTTTCGAGAAAATTTTTGCCGGGCGCGCCTTTTTCCCAAAATCCCTTCTTGTTTTCGTCTTCTTTCTTTCGCTTCGTCTCCCCTTTCTTTTTTACTTCCGTTAACACTTTCCATATCTCACTTTATCCCCCTTCCCCATTTTTCACTCTTTCCCCTTCCTCCCCCAAACCCCCTATTGCTATATTGCAGTTCTTCCTCCTATTAATATACCCGTAAGGGTAAAAGAAGAAAGGGAACTACGTACCCCTTTAGGGGTTAGATAATACCCTTATGGTAAAATGTCAAAGTGTTGATTTCCAGATAGTTATAAATAGTAATAAATATTGACAGAAATTTCCTCGAAAAAGCCTACCTTTACACGTGTTTAATCTTAAAAATTGTAAAATATGAAAGTAGTTTATGAATCGAAAATTGCGAAAATTATCATTCCGACCTTTTCCGCAATCCTAATTTTTTGCTGGTTGCTTTGCAAGAAAACGAAAGAGTATTATGACGAAGAATTCCTAAAACATGAAGAAACGCATTCCTATCAATGGAAATCATTAATGATACCGGGCACCGTGCTTTTTAGCGGTCTTGCAGGCGTTTTCTCGTGCCCCTGGCTACTTCTCCTTATCCCGTTGACGTTCTATCTGTATTACGCCCTGGAATGGTTTGTACGTGTAATAGGAGCCTTAATCAAGTATCACCCTGGTTTCAGTGGCGGTATAAAGAAATGGATTAAGAGAATCAAGGCTATAAACCATGACTGTTACCATGCAATCGTGTTTGAACAAGAAGCGAATGCAGTAGAAAAAGGACTGGTAGATTATGGTTTTTTGTCATTCTTCAAGTATTATTAACTCGGTTGTCAAGATTTAGAAAAGAAAAGGGACGTTTCACAACGTCCCAGTCTGTCGGGTTTCGCTAAACCCAGGTTCTCATACTACAAAACAAAAATGAATAATTATACAAATTGAGTGTATATTTATACTATAATTTTCTTTATGGAAACCGCGTTCCGCTTGATATTCCCGATTTTCCGGCAAACCTCATTCGTAGAAATATCCCTATAGGAAGACAGTATTTCCGAAAGTTCGGCAATCTTATCCACAATCACATTCATTTCCTGTAACCGTTGCCAGCTTATGGAGACGGAAAAATGATTCCGGATGAACTCGTCACGGGCTGTCCTCGCTTCTTCCACGGTTCGGAAATAACCGATATTGTACTTCTTCTTCTCAACTTCTATTATAACCCGGTACGGCTTGTTTTTAGACCGCTTGTCATAATAGTAGATATACCTATTACTTCTCGGTTTCATTCTTTGAATCCTCCTTCTTTTCGGGAACCGGAATAGTCCCCAGGCAGTGAACAAAGATGGCTGCGATAAACGGGGAAATGATAAGTGCCATAAGCATCCACACTCCGAAACTTCGGTTCATCCTTTCTGCCGTAGAACCTACCTCGGCACTCAGCATAAGATGAACGATAAAAATAATGATAGTTAAAAATATGATACCTGCATTCATAATTTAATCCTCCTATTATTTAAGTTCATTAATGATTTTCATTGCTTGTTCTCTCAGAACCTCGTTATCATTTTCTTCTCCCATCTCCTTACTGATTAGGGATAACGTGCCGTCCAGGTTCTTCTTGTAGACGGCAATCATGCTCATGCTTTCGTCCTTTGCCGGGTCATATACGACCCGGAAATTTCCTTTGCTTAATGTTCTCATGTTCTTGTAAAATATTTTATTGTGATTAAAACAGTCTTGTGTACATCCCGGTTACACTCTCGAAAATAGGTACCAATTGGTCGCAATAGATGCCATTGTAGGAAGCGATTTCTTTCTTGCTTATCTGGAATGTCTTTTTGTTGAACGTCTGTCTCTCAAAGAGTACGTTATAGAGGTCTAAACCTTCGTCATAAGTGATTTTAAGTTTGTTTGCACTGCTGGCATTGCGTGCCAGGGAAATGTATTGTTCGAGATTACCGTTTTTGTCTTCTGCATATCCAGTAAACTTGCTTCCGGTTGCTACTATGAATTTGTGTCCTCCAAGTTGTTCATAAAGAGACAACATAATTTCCTCGATTTGTTCTTTGCTGTGTACCATGATTTTCAAAATTTTATTTGTTTGACAATTGTAGATTAATAGGGAAGACCGTAATTGTTACGGTAAATTTCCACCAAAGAGATGTTCACGTTTGGATAACCTTTAGTGTTATAAGATTTCTTGGCATAATAGAGATGGACGCCAACAAAACGTTCTTTCATCATTTCGTAATTGTTCTTTGCGTCCTCGATATTATTGAAAAATTCTACATAATCATCACCCATGCTGACTGTAAAACCTCTTACTACTTTAACTTCCTTTTCCATAATCTTTATTTGTTTGACTTAATTAACCGCCTCCCTTAAGAAGACATTGCAAATATAAGGACTTATTTGGACATAAGCAACTGCGTATGTCATTTTAACACTATTTTAACATATAACCACAAAGAAAACACCCAGAAACATTCTTTCACGAAGAGCGTAACCGGGTGTCAGTCAAACAAATATATATAAAATTTAGAGAAAGAAGGTTCTAAACTATGTCGGGATGAAAGTATGTCGGATAGTCCCATTCCTTGATAATCTCCTTAAGTTCTTTCCAGGGAATGAAAATAGTGTGTGATGTGATAGCCGCTTTCTTGTCGCCAGTCCAGTAGACGGAAGAAAATACCGGGTTCTCGGACTTTACGATACTTTCCGTTGTCCGTCCCCCCATATCCTCAATCAGCTTGCTATATCCGAAATAGCTGATGTTCTGTCCCAGCACAAGACAAAGGATATCACCAGTCTTGCATTTTAGGGCACGGGCAACAGACGTTCTGTCCTCACCGCTTATAATGTGGCTGTCACGAAGCAAAATAAGCTTGTTGGAATAACAAAGCCAATCTATGTACATGCTTCCCCCGTCGTATGTGAATTCATTCTTTTTGCTCATATCAAGTCTTTATAATCGTCTTCCATCCTTTTTATTTCGCTCGTCAATTCCTGGCTTAAATGGAATAGGAATTGTTTCTGATTGTCCTCCATCTCGTCCTCATTACAGCTCATCTTCCTGGAAAGCTGGTCCAGATACCGGATGAACCGCTTTCTTTGGATAAGGTCTATATAGGAGACCGTATAAAGAAGAACATTCATTCTTTTCTGAATTCCCGTAACCGCCCCTATGCACCACAAAAGGAGAGTGATAAGGACTACCGTAAGAACAATCAAACACACAAAAATCGCTGTTACCATAGCTGCAAATATATAAAAATAAAACAAATAATTGATACTAAAGAACGTGCAAATTTTCGTTCCTGTCAATATAGACGGGTCGAGAAACCAGGGAACACGGAGAAATGATTACGTATTTGCCCGGTCGGACTTTTCGTAACGTCATTCCCTGGTATTCGACAATATGTCCGACCCACACGTAACACTCCTTCTTAATCATTGAGAGCCGCTTTAATCTCAAACAGTTTCTTTTCCGCTTCTTCCTTTGTCTGGAAATAGTAAGGTTCTTGTATCGCGAATTGTCTATCGATTCGTCCGTTTCCGTAGCTTGGAAGATTGTAAAAGAATCAAAATTGATACTGTAATAATGATTACCTATTACAGCACGCCAACGAAGCTTTTTAAGGCATTTCTCTTTCTCGTCATAGTATAACTCATTTTCAGAAAGAGCGTTGTTTATACGCTTCTTTTCTTCTTCTGTAGAGAATCTGTATCCACAACTGACATAATCATAAAAGGAAGAAGCTCTTTTTGAAAGATGAAGTCTGCCGTTTTTATAATAGGCATGGAAGTACATGTTTTCCAGCAACGGGTCTTCTTCACTTTCCTTGTATATCACTATCGTACCGTCTTCATGCGTCAGACAATCGCCGTCGTTAAGCTCCATTAAATAGTAATCACTATCATGTATGGAAATAAATTTCCCGTCTTTGTCACATAATACCTTTTTCATAATTGTAAAATATTTTTTATTAGAAAACATAATTAATCAAATCAGAAATCCAGGACATAAACTGTATCATTCCAAAGAATAGGAAAGTGCAAACGATTGCTCCTACTCCGTACCAGAAACGTACCCACCATTCACGATATTTGGCTTTCAATATTTTCTTGCCGAAACGGCCGTTGAAGAAATTTATAAGCTGTTTTTTCATAATGTAAAATTTTTAGAATTCAACAAGAATAAGACGTTTACCGCTTTCCTTCTCACTGACCCACATATGGTTGGAACCGAAACCGTAATCAAAAAGAGAATTGAATGTAATCGGGTAATTCGCAGAAATGAATTTCATTGCCTTTCTTAATTCTTTTTCGTCATTACATTCGGTAATTTCGTTAAGTATATTGACATAAATAGAGATTGCTGTTGGTGAATGATAGGCATTCAACGGGTTTTCTACAATTGCTTTCATAACTGTGTATATTGTGGTAGCCCGAAGGCTACCGGATTAAATTTAGAACATTATTACTATTTCACCGTTTTTATAGCCAAGACAAGACCCCTTCTCAATGGCTTCTTCCAGTGTCTTTACTTCAAACAGCACTTTCTTTTTCTCATAATCCAAACCGTAGTAACTTACTGTTTTGTTATTGGCGTTAATTCCGTTTTTGTGTATTTCCAAAAGTTTCATATTTCTTTAATTTTTATTTGTTCAACATTTCGAGTTGTCTTTGAAGGAGATTAGCGCGGCTTTGCTCGTTGGATGCAAACTCCATATTCCCGATAGACTTATAGAACTCCACATTTTCAAGTGCCTCGGCAAGTGCTTGTTGTTTCTTGGAAATCATAGAGGAGATTTCGTTGTTATTACCTCTCTTCATCATCTCTTCCATTTCCGTACCTCTCACCTTGTAAAATTCTGCTTTCATAACCTTATTTCTTTTAATTTGTTTGACCTTGTTTCCTTATCACATTGCAAATATAGGTACTTAATCAGACATACGCAAGTGCTTATGTCGTTTTAACATAAGATTAACATAACCTTTCTTTCAGTGACATTATATTTTTTAGAAATAGAAGAAAATGGTATGTGATTATCAGACAGTTAACACTAACTCTGAAAATTGTGTTGTTTTTCGGTGTACAATAAAATAAGGAAAATGAAAAACCGGGAACCGGACAAAACACCCGAAATTCCCGGCATCCCGAAAACAATCAAATTACCCCTTCTTCACTTTTCCAGTCACCGGAACCGTTGATTTCGTCTTCATCCATCAAAGGATAGGGACAAACGAATTCTTCTACTGCTGTTTGCTATATTTATTTTAGTAGGATACATAATTATTTCAATTTAAATTTACAAATGATAAAAATACGAAATTTGCAAAATCGCGGCTACAGCATACTGTAGTATCGATTGCCCTATAAGGGAGAATACTTTCTGAATATAGTAAAATATATTTACGCATTAAATAGCGTCACTTTCTTGCCGTTGCATAGGTCCATAGTGTCTACATGCAGCCAATTAACACCATCTTCCAGTCTGATAGGATAAGGAAGCTTGTCGGAATCGTCCACAATGATTTTCCGTGCCGCTTCCGCTTCCATACCGGACACAGTAACGTCAAATGCGCGACCTAATGTGTGCGCGCTCATATACGGCTTTTCAAGCATTGTCTTTTCCTTACACAGAACGCATACATTACACCGCAAACCACGCTGGGAATAGCTGCCTCCGTTCTTCCAGTTGTTGATAATGAAGGGTTTGCATAGGATTTCTTCTCTCAATACAAGAAGCGTTTTCAGTGCCTCGGTCGTGAAAAAGCTCCATATCTGCGATTCTGAATACTTGCCGTATACGTGGGGGCATACAAGTTCGGGAAGCGTGAAATACTTTCCCAGTCTTCCAATAATCTCTTTTCTTTCCATAATGATACAAAATTTGAATAAAAATAGGGGTTGCAGCTATCTGAACCAGGCTTTCACCCCCAGCCATAACAGACTTGCAACCCCTACCGCCTTTGTTAACCTTTAAATACAACGTGATACAACCCTACCAGTTATCTATCACGTCAACAAAGATAGTGTTTTTATCTCAAAACGAGCTAAAGTTCTGAAAATAATCGCTCGTACTCCTCCAATTTCTTCTTCATGCTTTCTTTTATCATCGGGAAATAGGTTTTCACTATATCCTCGTCAATGTAGAAATAGGAATCGTAGGAGTTCGTTATTTGTATCTTTCCCTCCATCTCAAACCTGGAAATTCGTTCTAATTGGTCTTTCAAATATTCGATTTTATTGTGCAACCTATTTGCTTCTTTTAATTTCGACTTGTCCATAACTGATTGATAATAAAGCCCCATTTCGGGGCTTTTGTGAAAATAATAAGTATACGGAAAGATTATTCCACGATTTCCGCGTCACTTTCCGGCTCGTATTCCTTCTTCTCTTCTTCTTTAGGGGTGCTCTTCCATTGGTCAATGAAATGCTCGATTACACGTCGTCCGTCCTCCACAACCTTTTCCAGTTTCTCGTCCGGTTCCAGCATCTCGTCTGCCATTGCTGCCGCTACGTGTTTTGCTTTCATCACTTCCTCCACAAGGTTTTCATTGTTTGCCAGCTCGTCGAGATTACGTTTTGTCAGTAGATTAAATGTCAATCCTTCAATGATTTGTTTCCGCTTTGACATAGCTTGCAACATAGCATTCATACGGGGTGCAAACTGTTCCGGCTTCATGTTCTCGAATGCCTTGTTGTCGAATCCTTCAAACTTTTCTGCCGCCATGAATGCCACTTCATATTCTTTAGGTGTCATTACCACGCCTGCCTGCAAACACTCCGTACAGAACAAAATAAACTTGACGTTGTTTCTCAAATCCTTTTCCATAATCTTTTGTCTTTTAATATATTAGAGTTATTCCGTTGTCTTGTATGTCTTCCCGGTCTCCGCATCCTTCCATGTTATCACAATGTCCTTTCCTGCACTGACACATACCAGTTCTACACGTACCATATTGCCGTTTTCGCTCTTTATATAGTGTTCCGGTTCATATTCCTTGTCATATTCCCTGTACTTCTCTACGAATGTATCATAGTCTATCGTTTCCGTGTCCTTTCCCCAGTTCGATATCTGAATAACAAGGACTTCTATATTTCCGTCTACCACGTTTGATGCTGCTTGGTACGACATTCCCAGTTCTTCCAGTGCATCCAATACTTCTGTTATTCTCAGATTGTAGTCCTCATATGTCCTTATGCAAGACGTTAGGTCTATGCGCTTGTCTTTCAGATACTCCTTGAATTCCTTTTCTCTTTTCATGATGTTATTTTTATGATTGTTCCACGTTTTACAATGATACAAGAACCGTTCCAGGACTGTTCCCTACGCCATATCGGCTTTCCATATGTCCTTTCCCTTTCTTTTGCAAATTAACAATTATAGGTTGACGGTTTATAATCATGTTGTAGGGGTCGGACATAACAACCCTTTTCCTTTATGCCAAAGGGTCTGTCCCTTTCCGGTTCTTCTTATCATTGTTTTATACCCTCTTTTGACACCCTATTACCATTGTAACAAATGTATAACGGGTTAATAATAAAATATGGTCTGTAGGGTGTCGTGGAGGGTGTTTTCTCTTTTTATTTCTCCTTGTATATCCCGGTTACTATCCCTTCTTCGTCCATTATGAATAGGGTCTTGTGCTCCTTTGATTCATACACTCTTTCCGACAGTCTGCTTACCGGGTATGTGTTGCCGTTGCTGTCCTTGATGGTGTACATTATTTTGTTTCCTTTCTTGAAATCCGGTTCCTTGGATTGCTTCTCGTTGTCCTTCGTTACCCACTTGTTGCATATATATAGGAGGCGCACCGCTTTCCGGAACACATAGAAATCGTCCTTGTCTATCATTACCCTTTCCTTGTTTCCGAATCCAATTGAATAGACCATTCTTTCCGTGTCGTATACCTTAAGCAGGAGCTTTGTTAGGGTATGGGTGAGATGGAAGATTGTTTCACTAATCATGTTTTTCGTGTCTTCTTCTTCCTTTATTTCAATCGTTGTCTCCTTGTTTATGAATGGGTCCAGTACGTCAATCATGCCGGACATCACGTCAGTAATAAACTGTCTTACAGAATGTCTTACACATGGTATGCTGCCCTTTTCTTCTATGAGTATCACATCTTCCCCCTCTTTATAGACTGCATTCATGCCGAGTTCCGTTGTGCACATCAATGTGGCCATATCGGTTCCCTTGATTATATACGTGTCTCCGTACTTCTGCTTTAGCTTGTATATGGCATTGTTCATCCTCTGTTCAAACATCTTTGTCTCTTTCCTTTCTCCTTCTTCTATCCCCCTGTAGAAATCACTGAGGAATTGTTCCACGTGGAACAATGGACTTTTTGCTGTTTGTTCTCCTATCAATACAGCAGTAATCTGTTTTGATTTAGAGACTGTTAAGTCCATTAAATCGCAAATATTGAATACTTTCTTGATACTGTTTTCTGTACAGCACACCAGAATACTGTTATCGTACTTTTTCTGGAATTCTTCTCTATCCATAATCTTTTTATTTTTAAGTTTTGTAAAATATCTGTATTGGAAATCAAAAAGATAGGGGTTACTTTGATTTTCACCCCTTCTTTCCGTGCTCTTAATAATTTGCGACCTTTTGACGGGTATTGGCGACGAAAGTCTTGTTGTTTCCGGCAAGCTTTATCGGACCCAGGTTCTCCCAGTCACCGTTTGCCCATGTTTTCGTTATGATGGAATCTATGTACTTGTCCATATTCTCCTTGATAAGCTTCTTTGCAGGTGCCAGGGAATGGAAGGTGAACATAGGGCTTGTCTCTTCGCAGTCCACATCGTGTTCCCACTTTTTCAATTCCTTGTTGAATCTGTCACCCTTGTACTTTATTGTTACGGGTTCACTGAAATATACTGTATAGGTCTTCATTTTGTTCTGCTTTTTTGCTGGTTATTGATTATCTGTAATATTGTTCCCTTGCTGCCTTCGCTATCGCTTCCCCGTATTCTTCCGGACTTGCCAGGTAAGGTATCTTGAAAAGTTCCGATACGAGTTCGAGCTTTTCCTTGTTTGTCATTCTCTTGCTATGTCCTTTACGAGAGTTACTCCGTTCATGTCTACATATTCCTTGTATGCTTCATGGAGTTCTCCGCGTTCGTCCAAATCGTTTATTATTCTTCTTGTAGGGAAGCAGCGCAGTATCTCGCTGATATAGGTGTCGTCCCCGTTCTTCCCTATCTCCTTATAGATAGGGTCAAATGAATATTCGTCCATAAACTCCATCACCTTTTCTGCGATTTTCTTTCCTTCCAGTCTTACTTTGGGGCTTGCCATAATCTTTTGTTTTTATTTGTTTGACTTCGTTTTCTTATCACATTGCAAATATAAGACCTTATTTAGACATAAGCAAGTGCTTATGTGCTTTTAACATATAATTAACATATAAAAGGATATAATAAAAGCCAGCTATTTATCACAAACTGCTGGCTGTCAATTAGATATTAACTACTAATACTCAAAAAATGAACATAAAGTTTTTCGTTTGATTTTAAATCTCGTAGTCCACATCCCATGTTATCGAATCCAAAGATACGAATTTATACCCGGTTTCCTCTTCCAGGACTGATTTTATTTTCTCTACTTCCTTGTCTGTAGGAGGAACCTGCATTATTTCCACATCCATAGGCACATGTACCTGTACCGTTGTGTCCTCGTCCATTCTCATTGTTGCGATTGCTACTATCATACTATTTATTATTATTATAGGATTAATTAATCGTTGTTTTCTTCCGGTATCGGTTCGTTCTGCATCCATTTCACATACAGTTTTTCCATGCACATGTCAATTTCTTTCAATGCCTGTTGTTCGGTCAGACCGTATTCTTTTGTAAGTCTTTCCATTACGCATTTCATTACTTCCTCAACATATATCTTTACCATAACTACTTGTTTTTTAATTGTTTATAAATAGGTACACTATCTGTCGCAGACCATGCACCGCATGAATTTTGAAAATCATAATCTAACTAAAAGTCAAAACAAAATGTAATTATTTCTTTCCAATTTCCACACCCTTCATCTGTCGCAGGCGGTTAAGAAGCCGTTCTCTTGTCTTTGATTTGGAAGGTTCTTCTATTATCTCGGCCTCGACCACTTCGGGTATCATTTCTTCCACAAACTTCTTGTTTTCCGTTTCTATTTCTTTCCAGTCATAGGTTTTTATGAGTGCTCCTGGCAGCATCACCTTTTCGGAACCCAAAACCGGGTTACTTGCAAAGCCGTTAAAGTCCTTGTAATAGGATGTGCAGAGCTGGTGCATCAGTATTTCGGGCTTTATTCCCGATTTTGCAGCCACCATACCCACTATAAGACTGTTTACGGGGATGTCGCGCATTACGCGGCTTATGTTCTCCTCACCGTGCAGTGTCGCGTTTATGTCTATCTTTCCGTCAACTGTAAGTTTAATTTCATTACCTTTTACTTCCTTCCGTGCGGCTTCCAACAAGGCGCGTATTTCCTTTAGGATATTGAGTGCACTTCCCACATTCCCTTTGCTCCAGAACTCTTCATATTTAAGCTGCAAGTCTGTCATACAGTCATTTATGATTTCCAGTCTTCCGGCTTCCGTTGCCACCTTATAGCGGTCAGAACGCATCACGTACTTGCTTTGCCTTGCCTCTATCAAGGATTTGTGGTTGTTGAAGAATTTTACCAAATCTTCTTCTCCAAGCGAATAACCCTCCTTTTTACGTATAATCTTGATTATATCTTTGGGGTTGTGCATGGAACCGAACAAGTCCAGAAGCATAGGTGTCAGCTTGGCAAGCGCCTTTGCCTTGTCATTGTGCAAATCAAAGGCATGGAAATACTCGCTCTTTACCCTGTGGAACTTGGCAAGAAGGGGTAACATCACATTTGTACGGATTTCCGTGGCATCGTTTATGGCTTCCTGGGACGCTCCGCGTTTCGCCATGATACCCTTTATATTGACAAGCTTAAGGTCTATCACGTAGGTGTACCCTTCGTTTCCTTCGTACTGCATGAAACGGTCGGGGTGCTCGTCAAGCTCCCTTCTTACCATCTCATAAGCTACATACTTGTCTTGCATGTAGGGTGAAGCGATAAGCACGAAATCGGGCGCATCCTTTAAGATGTCCTCTTTAGTATATTCTATCTTTTTTGCCATATATAGAAGTTTTACCTACAAAGGTAGGTTTTAATAGGGAAATAAACAATAGTTATTTCACCAAATCAATACCATGTACACGAAACCAAAACTTCTTCCTTTTCCTGTTCAACGAATGAAAACTCCGGTTCCACATTTTCACTGATTGTTGATTCAAACCACAGCATTTCTTCCGGTTTTGCTGTCATATCTGGTTCCGCAAATTTTTCTCTGTCCATCGTAATACGTTTCTATTTCGTTTTCTGCTAATGTAAGTTCCCACGGCTGTAACAACAAGTCCATTTTCATAACTTTGCATTGAGGCATCCATACCCTGTCATTGTTGTACTTGACATTCTGGACCGCATGCACATCCACCTCTACCAAATAGCGGTTCTCCTTTCCAATAACAACGGGTTCAAAGTTGACGGCATAGCATGCCATCTTATGTACAAAATCCCCCTTATCCTTGTATTCAAGTACGAAATTGCAAATAAAACCGTCGTTGTTGTCGTTATAAGTCTTCGTAACCTTCTTTTGATAGAGGTAAGCGATTATCTTCTGTATCATATATCCCAATCTTTTAACGCCATTTCCAGGCATTGGCTTATGCTTAGCTTCGGGTCTTCCTTTAGGTATTCAAGTGCTGTAACAGCTACTTCCGGTTCAAGTCCGTATCTGCTTGCCTTTATCATGCATTCCAGCCAATAGGTTCTTTCTTCTGTGTAGGTCATTCTTTATCCTCCTCATGCTTTTCTACCAATTCCAAATTTTGCGGAATGAACGCCCTTTGTTCACCGTCTATCTTCAAGTGATAATAGCGGTTGCTCTCCGTTCCGCATATACTTGCCACTTCTGTAATCTGTCCGATTAGCATCATATCAGAACAATGGAGTATCTTTACCTTGTCGCCTACTCCGAATTTCTTAGTTTTCATAATTCTTTTCTACTTTATAGTTAAACGCTTCCAAAAATGATTCTACCACCATCTTGTTAAGTATTTGTTCTCCCTGGTGTATATAGATAGGAATAAGATGGTGTTTCTGGCACCACATATCCATCATTTTAGATTCTGCAAACTGCCACAGAAGCTTTTCATAGCTTTCTTCCGTATGCACCTGGGTTTCTCCTTTGGGGTTGGTTATTCTTATCATAGTATTGTAATTGTGAAGGGCTTTTAAAAGCCCTTCTTGTTATAAATTCAAACAACAAACAGACATATCGCATTCCTCGTCGTATTCGTAGCCAAAAAGTTTTCCTTTGAAGTAGTTCTGCAATCTTTCAAATGCGCTTTTGTTTTCTTCATCCCAAGCTATCGTTATCATGTTAACACGGGCAAAAGTTATTTCAACACTAACTTTTGCAACCTTTGAAAGAGTGTTTTCTAACATTTGTTTCTTGGCTTTAAATACTGAATTCATAATCTTATCTTTTTGTTGTTTGACTTATCGTTTTCCTTATCACACCACAAAGATAAGATTATGTTATGACATACGCAACTGCTTATGTCGTTTTAACATATAATTAACATATCAGTCCTTTTCCACATATTCGATTATAGGAGTTTCCTCTACCTTCGTCAGTCTGCATTCGCCTACAAGGTCTTGCATGTATTCCAGCGCTTTAGTAGAGGCTTTTATAAAGTCCTCATGCTGTTGCAATATAACCAGCTTGTATTGTTTCAGCTTTCCAGAAACGGTTGCCTCACTGTATACGCCCGTGCATTTGTACCATCGTCCCCCGTGCTTTTCGTTACGCTGCACCGAATCTATAATCACCTCCTTAATAGGAGATATGGCAAAGTCCGCGTCTATATTGAACATCCCGTATTCGGTTGCCATTGTTTCGGCATCCATATAGTTTTCTGCCTGTACCGCTATGACATCGACAAACTTTTTATAATTACCGCTTGTCGAATTCGGGTCGGGTGCCATGTAGGTAAACGTGCACTCGAATATCATTCTTTCGCCTCCTCTTTCTGTTTGGGACAAAGCACACATATAGGCACAGCCGGATATTGGCATACAAGCGGAATACAAGCCGTTTCCGCGTTCTTGTTCTTTCCTCTTATCCTTCTTACCAAATCATTGAATTCTTCTTTTTCCACGAAAAGATATAAAGGATGTACCTTATAATCCTTATCCTTCTGTATCATTATCTTCTGCTGTTCCATGTGGATATTCAGCATTTCCTGGGTCGGCAAATGGTCCTCCAATCCCGTTACTTTATTTGCACACACAAGTGATACACTCTTTCCCGGTTCAAGTACGGGGATATACATTTTTTGTTTTTTCATAACTTCAAGTATTTACCTTTGTCAATTCTTTTTACTTCTCCTTTACTCATTTTCTTTAATAGGAAGTGGTCTATTCCACTTCTTACGGAACCGGGGTGGAAATCCTTTATCTTTGAGATAAATTCAATCCGGCAAAATTCCGTGCCCGGTTTCATGCGCTTGAATTCACGGTCTATTTCCGTATATACGGTTTTCTTAGGTTCATCGTTAAACATTGCAATATACAAGCTCCTTTCTTGCTCTTGTTATGGCCACAAACAATAAACATTTTTCATTATATAATGCTTCTTCCGTGTTCGCATACTTGCTGGGTATCAAACTCTTGTTCAGCAAGAAAACACGGTCTGCTTCCAGTCCTTTAGACTTGTGGATAGTGGATAATACGATACCTTCCGTATCGTCCTTATATATCTCCTTTATATTGTCTTCCAGCTTCTTCATGTCTCCCCAGTTCTTGTAAAGCATTTTCAATATAGTACACTTTTCAAGAAGGGTTACATAGGAAGGGTTATTTTTTGCCTGGATATCAGTAAAACCCCGTTCTTTGAGTTCCGAAATTTTCTTCTCGCACATCGTGTCCAAGTCTTCAATATGTTTTATCTTATCCACCAACGCCACAAGTGCATCACCGTAATCCTTACCTTTTATTGTCGCTTTCTTTCCCATTTCTAACAAATAGAGAAAGACAGTTGTCAAAGGTAGGTTGTTCCGGCATAGAATAAAATCCCCGTTTTCCGCTTCATCAAACTCTCCTTTTCTTACAATACCGTCTATCGCATTAGATGCAGCAACAATCCCGTTGTTAAAAACTTTTCGAGCTTCTTCGACTATGTTCTTGCCGCATCTGTATGTAATATCCAACGGTAATACTATGGTGTTGGGATAAGATTGGAAGGACTTGAAAACCTCTAAAGAACTCCCCTGGAAACCGTATATACATTGCCTGGAATCACCAACAACTACAAATCGACCGCTTTTCTTTATATAGCGTAAAGCAAGCTCTTTTTGTAAGGTATTCGCATCTTGTTGTTCGTCCAAGGTAACAATATCATATTTAGGGAAATCCTCACTATCAAGTAGTTGGTAAGGGAAATAAAGCATATCAGTAAAATCAATGTTAATTTCTTTTACTGAATTTATCTTCTTCATTTCCTTGTGCCAGGCATTTCTAATTTGTTCCATGTCCCCTACCATACGTTCCTGGAATTCGATATTCTTTTCAATACAGATACCCGGTATTTCCTTCTCGTAATCCGTAATAAGGTTGACCCTTATGTAGTTCCATATTATTTGAATCTCGAATAGGTATCGAATCTGCTGCTTCACGTCCATATCCTTTGTGTCCAGAATTTTCTTCCCGATAACAAAGCATTTATTCTCGTTGATTTTCGGTTTTATACGGAAATTGGAAAGCAGCACGCGCAAACCTTTAGAGTGAAAGGTGTTGACGTCTATATGGGACGGCAAACGTTCCCTCAATTCTTCCGCAATGCTTTTGTTGAATGCCATAAACAGAACCTTTTTATTAGGTGGTGTCCTTCTGCAACACTCCACTATGCAAGTTGTCTTGCTGCTGCCTGCTGTTGCTTCTATGGCAATGTTTTTCCGTGTATTTTCGTATGCGTCGAAAATGGCTAATTGTCTGTCACTCCATTTCATCTTGTAAAATAGGTTAACTGATTGATATAATCTACCAATGATTTATAGTCTTTTTCGCGCTTCATGTCCATTTTCTTTTTAACTACGCTTAGAACATCACCGAATTCTATATTATTGTAGAAAACAGTCCTGTTGTAGTCTATCTTATTCATTACCCATATGTCTACGTCCACATCCTCTATCTTTATACGATATAGAGGATTTGTTTCCGGATATTCGGAAAGGATGTCGCTTTTCATGTCCTTGTTTATCCTTGCCATTGTCTTTAAAACGCGTAATGAATCGTCACTTATCCCTTCTATTTCTATATCCAGGTCGTGCGGTTCCACATTGAATCCATGTATATACATAGCCATACTTCCACCCACAACCATACGTTTACACTGCAAACTGTTCCTTAATACGTTCAAAACTTTAAACAATTTGTTAACTTTCTCTTCTTTAGTAAAAACAAAATCCTCATTCATAATTCTATTATTTTATCAAGTTCGTAATTATCAAAATTCTTATAATCTGCCAGCATATCGGCTACATGGTTCCCGTATATTATAGGGTTGTTTACATCTTTTTCGTGTCCCCGTACTTTCATGAAACGCACGACCATCCGTCTACGCTCGCCCAGCTCTTGTCTTATCTTTTCTATAATATCCTTGTTTACCGTCGGTCTTAATTCCGGGTCTGTCATACAGCTAACCGCATACTGGCTGTCGCTCCATATCGTAACCTTTAGAGGTACATCCTTTTTCATACTCTGCACGGCATGCAATATCGCCCTTAATTCACATCTGCTTATGGTGGTGTCACTGTAGCCCTTGGAAATAAAGTATTCTTTTCCTTCTTCCTGGATATACACACCGCAACCGCCAAGACGTGACTTCCATTCACAACTGCCGTCGGTAAATATTGTTATTTCTTTTCTTTCCATTCTTTCAACTTCTTTATCAATGCAATATCCATCGAATCGTCACGGCTTACCTGTACGTCAATACCCTTGTTGACCGCATCCGTTACTTTTATCTTTCCGTCTAATAATTCGCGTATCTGCGTGTCTATTGTGTCACTGGACAGCAAAAAATAGACGTTCATAGTCTGCGTTTGCCCCATGCGGTCTATACGTCCTGTCGCCTGTTCCAGTTCTGCCGGACGTTGCGGCAATTCAATAAACGCCATGTTGTAACAATGTTTCTGCAAACCGTCTATACCCGTAGATAATGATGCAATGTTGGCAAATAGGAAGGTCTTTTCTTTCTTCCATGTCTCAACCTTTCGCATCTTTTCTTCCGTGCTGTATTTCCCGGTCACAACCTCACTGTTCTTGAACTCCTTTCCAAGCCTTTCCAGTATGTCGGTCGTGATACCGAACACTATCATTTTCTCATCCTCGTTCGCCTCGCTCCACTCCTTCAAAAACTGGATAATAAACTTTATTTTTCCATTTATAGACAGTTTCTTCAATCCGGACAACCTTACAAGCTGCTCCGCACGTATGGCACGTTCTGCCGCCTCTATGTCAATATTAGCAAGCCATTCGATAAAATCCTTTTCTGCCTTCCGATACTCCTTTTTATTGGTTATCGGCACATTCACCGTCTGTTTGATTATAGGCGGCAATTCGTTCACCACGTCGCGCAATTCCTTCCGGAAATAACAGTAATGCTTTATTACCTTGTTCAGCTCCATCGTACACGAAGCCCCGGTACATACAAGTCCAAACCGCGTTTTCTTTGCAGCGCAATATCTGTAGAGATAATATAACGAATCCGGGAATATCTCCTTGAACCTTCCAAGAATCCGCAATATATTGATAAGCTCCTGGGGTCTGTTCATAATTGCCGTACCGCTTAATCCTATTGTTTTTTCTGCATTCTCCACAATTTTCTGCACACATTTAGAGCGTATAGATTTCGGGTTCTTACATAGATGTATTTCGTCGATTACCGCCAATCCCCATTTCTTGGTAAGCGAACGACTGTAACGAAGTTTTACTTCTTTCTTACCTTCTTCCTTTGCACTACGTTTGAAAAGATAGTCATAATTTATTACCGTAACATCCGCTTTCCAGTCCGTGTTGGTCTCGTCCTTTGAATCAATCACATGTACCGTTCTGTTAGGGTTGCACAGCTTCCATTCGTTGACCCAGCTTTGTTTTACCGTTGCCGGACAAACCACAATGCAGGGGAATAGGTTAAGCAATTCTGCCAGTGCTATAGACTGCCTCGTTTTCCCTACACCTGGTCCGCAACCATTAAGGCAATTCCCATGATTAACCATATAGGACACGCCCTCTATCTGATAATCTCTTAGATGTAGCGGTAATCCCAGGTAATCAAACATTTCTTTCAACTCCTTTTCGTTTACAAGGGGCTTGATTTCCTTTAGAGGTATTTCTATCTGTCTTTCCGGCTTTTTGTTCTTGAAGCCGTTTCCATCCAAGAAATATTTTAACAATAGAGATTTTTCTAAAGAAGGTTCAAAATACCACTCTTTCAAAGCCGGGTTATATTTGGCTCCGAAATCACGTTTCATTTTATTTACAAAATTGGCGTTATAATTAAAGCCAATATAAACGTAGTCCTTATCTCTATACCAATATCTCATTACCAAAAGATTTACAAAAATAAGAGGCTTATTTTCTCAAACCAGCCTCTCCCACTATGTCAAACAAACAAAAGAAACTCAATCAAACATTGAATTTTTCCTTAAATTCCTCAAACGTGAAAACGGGTATTCCGTATTGCTCCGCTTTCTTTTCCTTGATGGTTCCCAATCCTTTTTCCTTCACTACCAAGCATGTTGTTTTCTTGCTTACAGAAGAACCTATCTTATGCCCCATATCCGTCAATTTCTTTTCCGTGTCCGGTGAACGAAATCCGGTAAATACAACCGTCATTTGTCCTTCAAAGGTCTTTTCTTCCAGTCCGTAATAAGTTATAGGGATATGTGCAGAATCATCGTCATTCGCCCACCAATCTTCAATACCTAAAACAAATGCTAAAGCTGTATTAAATCCGACACCTTCAACTTTGTCTTCAATGTCAGCCGCCCAACTTTCATCACATTCTTTTGCAAAATCAGCTACATCTTTACAAGTATATAACTTTAATCCGTCAAGAATTTTTTGGCATGTCTTTTCGGCTATTACACCCCCAAATTTATTATAGGCTGTCAATAATTTTGCAAAGTTCGTACCTTTCTTTTTTAAGTTTTCAAACTGTCTTGACAGTACCTTTGCACCTACATTTCCTATGCCTTCAATCTTCTTAAGGTCTTCTTCCGATAATAGGAGAATGCTGTCCGGTGTCTTGTACCCGGCATTGAATAGCTTCTTTATTGTCGGTTCTCCGAACTCTTCAAAACCCAAAGTATTGAAAAAATATACACATTTGGCAAGCATTACACCGTCACAATTTTTGTTGAAACAAATCAAGTCCACATTGTTTCTGTCCATCTCCAAAGGTTTCCCACAAATGGGACACTTGTCGGGCAAACAACTTTTTAAAGTAGTCCAAGACACGGTAAATATATGTTTCGGTATCACATCACCAGAACGGCAAATAATGACACGTGAACCTGGCATAATAAAATTATCCTTTACATAACGGGCATTATATGCTGTACATTTGGAAACCGTAGCTCCGCACAATTCAACGGGTGTAATGTCGATTACCGGGGATAATCTGCCGTCCTTTGAAATCTGCCATCTTACATTTTCTACCTCTGTTTCCTCTCTTTCCGACCAATCCGGGTTCTTGTAGGCAATTGCATAACGTGGGTTGCCGTTCGGCAATCTTCCAAGCTCTTTTCTTATTTTTGCGCTATCCACGTCTATAACAAGACCATCGCATTTGTAATCATTTGTTATGCCCTTGAAAATATTGTCC